TCTTCGTGCAACTCATTATCGACATCGCCAAACCATGGGTTTTCCTTCTTCCATGATTCTGCTTTGCGATCTCGAGTTGATTCGACAGGCGCAGTGTAAACAGGCTTTTCCTGTTCCGTCAACTCGGGCTGTGGTTTAAACGTCTTAAGTCGCTCATGGCGCAGGATGGTTCGCTGAAGTTTTTCCTGTGCCTCAACAATTTTTTCTGCGTCACCGGTTTCTAAAGCTTCTTTATATTCCCGCTTTGCGGTACTAACCTCACCGTCGCTAGCTGTTTGCAGCGTTTTGATGAGCGTCGTTTCACCGCTGGAAACCTTTTCTTTAAGCTTTTTATTTTCCTCGGCAATTTTTGCCGCATAAGCGATGGCCTCTTCCCGCTCACGCAGGGCAGTTTCTTTTGCCCGACGTTCGTCGTGGTAGCCGTGTTTTAAGTGTTTGATCCTTTGTTGAACGTCGTCCGAATACTTCGCAATCTCATCGTCGGGTATATCCGGATTTTTAATAGGTGTTCGTCCCCTATCCTCCGGGGGTGTATCGTCCTCGACTTGAATTTCTACTTCTTGATTTTCTTCGCTCATATAAACTCCTAAGCTCTGGTAATCCCACGGGGATCTTGCACAACAGCTTCTACTGAGTCATCGTTAATCAAACGAAACTCTCTGCCGTGAATTTTGAATCGAGTGCCTGAATAAGCGCGGACCATAATAAAGTCGCCTTCTTTGCACCACGGGCCATTTGGGAAACGGGTTTTATCCAAATAACAGTCCGGCCCCATCTTGATGACAAACAAAATGACGGTGCTGAACTCTTCAATCTTCTGAAGACTGTCTGGTTTTAAAAGGCCGTTCTCAAACTTGTCTTCCACTTCAGGGATTGCACATAGCATCCGATACCCTTGCGGGTCTGGCAGTTGCTTGGCTTTCTCCTCTGGGAACGCTTGTACCTCTTCACTCATCCTCAATCCTTTCTGCAAGGTCTTTGATAATTTCGTTTGCAGTCAAAAGACCTTGGATCTGACCGCAAACGTGTTTGTACTCATCGAAAGACTTGACACTTCCTTGCGAAAGCGTCTCCGATAAGTACCTGACTTGCTTGAGTATTTCTAGATTGAGTGCGTCGGCAAATGTCATGGCATCCTCTGGGCGTCAGCAGCCTTCTCCAATAACTTCGCTTGTATCTGGGCTGAGGCAATTCTTTCTTGTGCCTCAATCCTTTCCCGCTCGCGGGTGTCTTTGTTTTGTTCAGCCTGAGTGCGTAACTGAATATCAGCCTGCGTCTTTTGCTGTTTCAGTTGTAATTCACCTTGCTTAAGCTGAAGTTCCATCTGTTGCTGCTGGAAGATGGGATCTTGCTGTTGCTGCTGGGCCTGTTGTTGTTGGGCCTGTGCCATATGTTTCTGGAGTAATTGCTGGGATGCATCCGCAACAAGTCGAGATAATTCGACCTCCATACTCTGAGGCAACGGTTCTCCCGGCGGGGGCAGGGGAACCCCGAGGGTTTCTTCCATCTGGCGTCTATACAAGAACCCTAGATGCTCATTAATATGAGCCATCATGGCGCCCATCATGGCTTGTGCCTGTGGGTTTTGACCCAGCGTGGCTCTTAATACAGGGTCTTGCATGGCTGTCATGTGGACGGCCATGTGTGCTTCGTGGTCCTGATACATGAAAGCTTTTACAGGCTTCATGTTTAGTACCGCCATGTTTTCCGATACGGGGTCTTGTGGTTTTTCTTCCTTCGCAGCCGGTATTAAGTCGGCGACATCCTTGATACCGATCACCTCCAGCATCCTTGCATGGAGTTTTGGCATGTCATAAATCTGCGGTGCCTGTGAAGCAAGCTGTAAAACAGCTTGATATTGGACAATCCGCTGTGCCATCGTGGTTGCATTGGGATCAGACACAGGGATCACGTCCACCATGTCGTAATCGGCCTGTTTAATCATTCTCCCGTAGGGAGAATCCACGTCATAGTCGTACTCTTCCGGCGAATAGTCCCGAATGATGGCCGCTAAAAGCTTAAATTCCTGCCGCATCGAGTAATGAAGGCGGGCCTGTACCGCCGACATCACCTTTAACGTCCTTTCTAGGACCGCTAAGGTCGTTCCAACCGGGGTGTTAGCCGATAAATCAGAGATTTGCATGTCTGCCGTAGCAGCAAACCGTCTTCCTTCTTGAACAATCGTCTGTAATAGGGTGAATAAGACCTGACTTGGCTCTTTGTAGGGTAAAGGAAGGATGTTGTCCTTGATCGCACCCGACGGTACGTCCACATCCCGGAATTCACCCGGGCTAATCGGGGTGTCATCCCCCTTAACTCGTAACCCACGGGTCTTTAAACCACCCGGAAGGTTGCTTAACGTACCCGCATCGACCAGTTGCCTGATCAAAGAGGTGCCTGATTTGGCAAAAGCACCCACCAAATGGATCAAACCGAACCCATAGAACCCAAAACCGGGGACATAGATGTAATGAACGAAGTGCTGACGCTTTAATTTCAGCAAATCTTCTTCGTAATAGTTCCTTCGGATGGATAAAACAGTGTTACTTTGCTTATCGAGGGTCACCACATAGGGCAAAGCAATGCCTGTAGGTTCACCTTTACTGTCTTTATCCTCGTATCCCGGCAGATCGAGGTCCACATGCACCTCGTAAATCTTGTATCGATGGTCCATGGTGGCCGTCATGCCCATCTCTTCGGCCTTTTTCTTCTCCACATCATCTAAAACATTCTGTGGTTCGGGCAAATCCACGTCCCGGTAGAATCCCGATGCCATTAATTTCTTGACATCGTTCTCTGTTTTCCGCATGACGTGGGTCACACGCGGGGAGTTTTCTAACGAACTGATCCCGTAAGGCACGATAATGTCTTCTGCCGGAACAAAGACGGCTACTTGCCGTCCTAATGAAGGATCAAAGTAGATCTTTTTAAAAGCCGACCCCGCGAGTGCGAGTGACCACAGTAACTTCTCATGCTCTGGTCTGTACTCAGGCATCTGTTCTGTCAGACGCCAGTTCATATCTTCCTGAACTCTGTCCGCAGCCGAGGTCTTCTCAGGTGTTACTTTACCGACAATCTGAGTCTTTACCGGCCCAGCGGCGGGAAACTGCTCCATGATGGATTCACTTTGGAACCGCACCGCAGCTTCTGAAAGAATCGGATAGAACACACCGCAGGCCCCGGGCCAAGGTTCGGTTCTTTCCTCATACTTAAGTCCTAGAAGGTTTAAACCATCGACGTAGGTCTTAATCCATTCTTTCCGACTTGTCTCATCTTCCTCAATATCCCGGATAATTTCCGACGCGAGAAACTGCAACTCGCGCTCGTCCATGTACTCGGCTAGATTGGAATCAAAATCCTCTTCGGGTTCTTCTTCGCTAATTGTTAAAGCAAAGTCTTCGGTTTCAATCGTCACCTCTTCAGGATCTTCGATCTCAATAACCATCGGGGATAAAGATTTATCCATCATCAGTAGTACCCCACCTTTCTTCTAAAGTAGACGGGATCGTCGGGTTCATCGGTCTGAAGACGTACAAACCCACCTTTTCTAAACCGAATCAGTGCCTGTGTCGTGGAGTCCGTCAAGTCGTCATTGTCCGAATAAGGAAAGCCTGCAATTTCCTCCATCACTTCTTCGGCCCACCGTTTGCGTGGTGCCCAGACTTTGCCGGAGGAAAACAGGTCGGAGACAGCGTTTACACGCACCACTTTATCATTTCCCCGGGAAGGTGTGAACTCTTGAACCGGGATGCCCATTTGCCTTAACTCGTAAATAAGCGGGGCACCCGCTGCTTTAGCTTCCACCACAAACGCATCCGGCTCCCAGTCTTTCCACATTTCAAATGCTTTTCGTTTTAACTCGGGAAACTCCATGCGCTCTTTAAACGCATCCAGCAGGATCACATGCGCGTCTGGACCCTCGTCGGGGTGGAACACCCCCCATGTCGTGCAAGCCGAATAGTCTGAGCGATTATTCTTTGTAAAAGCCGTATCCCAACTCTGAATGATGAACTCGCAGGACGGTGGCCTTTCGGCCTCCCACATCTTCCACCACTCTCTTTTAATGATGGCGCCTTCTTCAGAGGTCGGCTTCTGCTGATACTGGGCATTCCATTTACTAACCGGCAACTCGGCTTTTAACGCCTCCAACTCCTCCATCGGCCAGAACTCGGGCCACAAAGGATTACCACTCGGTAATAGTGCCGGGAGTTCGATAATCTCCCACTCATTCACCTTCTCGTCTTCAATCGAAGACTTCAATATCCTGCCGGTCAGATCCTTCGTCGACCAGCGTGTCATCACAATGACAATCGATCCCCCGGGCTGAAGCCTCTGCCTTGGGCCTGATGTATACCACTCATACACCGAGTCAAAGATCGACGGGTCCGTCATCGCTAACTTTGCCTCTTGCTCCGAATGAGGGTCGTCAATAATAAGAAGGTCCGCACCCTTACCCGTAACCGCACCGCCTACACCGATAGCAAAATACTCACCACCGTGGTTGGTACTCCAGCGGCCAGCAGCTTTACTATCAGCCTGTAACCCCACGTTCGGGAACACGTCCTTGTACACATCGGAACCAACAAGGTTCCGGACCTTCCTTCCAAAACCCACCGCCAACTCGGCGGTGTGTGACGTCTGGATTACTTTCTTCTCAGGGGATCTGCCCAAGAACCAACTTGGGAGTAAATAACTTGCGAACTCACTTTTCGTGTGTCGCGGTGGCATATTGATAATCACCCGCCGGAGTTCGCCTTTGGCGATACGCTCGAACTTATCAGCCATCAGCTTATGGTGCCGTCCCGCAATAAATCCCGGCCACATCTTCTTCACATAATGAAGAAACCCGTTTTGACATCGCTCACGATCCCGGGCGCCCTTGTACTGATCCAGAAGCCTTAATACCTCCTCCTGCTTATCAATCGGCAAATGAGGTAACTTCTGTAAGACCAAGTCCAAGTTCATGTCTGGATCTTCCTGAACTTCACACCCTGCGGACGTAAAGTCCGCTGCTTCCTGTTCATCTTTCTTACGGCGCCGATCTCAACCAGCCGATTGCAAATCCGATGGATGTTCCCGCGACCCTTAGCCCCTAACACCAGCATGATGTCGTCAATACTGGGAGAGAACCCATACTTCTTCCACCATTCGTCAATCACCAGAAAGACTTCTAACTGTCTCGGCGTCATTTCAGATAGCGAAAAATAATCGTGGGGATGATCACGCGGAGTGCTTTGACTTGATAAGTCGTTAAACCCGCTCCGGCGGTGCTCATGTGCTGATCGATGAGTCTAAAAATTTCTTCGACTAAATCTTGTTTCATATTATCCCCGGCCTATAGAGGGGACCCAATTTGTATGGGGGGTGGGTTCGGAATTTGTGGGTGTTTGTTGGTGTGGAATATTGTGCAGTAGCGGCCCCCCGGGTGCCTCGGCCATTTGGGGTCCCCCGGGGTGGGTGGGGTCGGCATCGGCGGCGTTTAAACAAGGCGTGGTGTTTAAACGCTCTGCGGTGTTTAAACGCTCTCCGTCAGTCTCAGCCTGATCGTCAGCATCGAACGTATCGTTTAAACGCTCTGTATCGTTTAAACGCTGCG